ATTTGTTGACCTTTAGTTGTGTCAGCTTGATCATAAACATAATCTTCAACACTACATGGTAGTGATTTAACTGTACCGTCAAACATAAAGAAACCATTTGGACTCATCCAAAAAGCAGCACCATCTATTTCAACGGCTGCATTCTTACCAATTAATCCACAGTTAGTACCAACTTGCTCAAATCCAAAAGTAAAAGGTGCACCAATAAATTTCATTGTATACAACGCATTATCTGTCCACACTAATATGGATTCTTTAGCTTTTAAAGCACCCATAATTTTTGTACCATCTTGTAGTCTTTGAGTACCTGCAGTGTTAATTGCAGTTGGTGTATAATCATTTATATCTTCTTGGTCAGAAAATCTTATGAACATATTATCTTGTGTTGCAGTATTACCAATAGTTGTTTCAGTTCCTAAATGAATTAAGTGACGTGTTGTAGGTGATACAAGAGTTACTCTTGTTGCGGTTGGATTATTAGTTGTTGCAAATCCCGATGTAGTTGTTGATGCTCTAGTTGTAAGTCTTGCAGCATCTCCAGCATTCCATGTAAAAGTTTTACCATTCGCAATTGTTGAAACCAACACTTGACCAAAATTACTTAATGACCATAGTCCAGGTTCAAGAGTTACTTCTGATGCAGAGGAAGCTTCACCCCAATCAACAAAATCTGAAGCGTTGGTAACTGTTGCACCACTTGAGTGTGCAGCTCTTGTTGAACCATCTACCGCTCTTGTAATACCTGTTAAATCATTTGTTGATACACCTGTATAAGAAATTAATTCTGTGCCAACTTGTATTCGTCCACTACTTGGAAAACCTGTAGCAGAAGTTAGAGCTATATTAGATCCAGAAGTACCACTAGTATTATCGCCTAGTGCTCCATTTAAAGTATTTTGTAAAGCACCTGAAACTATTCCATCCCATTCTGATATACCCCAACCATAACCATAAGATTGTGCAGCAGGACCAACCGGTTCGTAAGGTATGACACTACATGATCCACCACCAGCAGCTCCTGTTGTAGTTTGTGTACCAGTTATTATTGCAACTAATGATGAAGTAACTCTGGTTACTTGAAATAGTTTATCTTCAAATGCAGCATCAGTTAAACCTATACCACTTGGAACTGTTACACTATCTAATAAAATTATATCACCTGACTGTAAGTTATGTGCTGAAGAAAATGTTAATGAAACTTCTTTTGTTGCATCTGCAGCAGACATTACAACACTACTAACTGTAGATTTTACAGGAGTAATATCATAGAGTTGACCTTCAAAGTATATAAGTAAAAATTTATCAGTCCCTATTGCAACGTATCTATTTCCTTCTAAATCAACAAATGCAAATTCACGTCTTGCAACACTAACAATAGTGTCTGTAACTAATGAAGACCAGCCACCAACTTTTTCTGGTAGTCCATATCTAAATCTTGTGTTATCGCAATCTACCCATCTGTTTTCTGCACCAGATTCAGTGTCCTGTTTGTCGATTCCAGGTAAGACTTTAAAGTCAATTAGAGCCATGATCCGTGGTCCTATATGTTGTCTTTATAGATCCAGCCTCTTGTAGAGTTTACATATACCAAAGTAAATGCAGCTCCATTTGTGGATACTGTTAAATTAGCGGCATTTCCTAAAATAGGTTGACTATTTCTGTTGATAGTTAAATTGTTAGAACCAAAACCGTTTCCACTATCAATGAATGTAACTTCATTTCCTATAGCAGGTGAAGCTGGTAATGTTATTGTAACCGGAGCATTTAAACCTCCACCAGAACCTGTTGTATTAATTAATAATTGATCACCATCAACTGCTGTGTAAGCAGCGGGTATTGTATAATAGCCCTTGGTTATTGGACCAGAACTTATATTAGTTCCGTCTGAATATAAAACTATTTTAGCACCTATTGGTATTGTTACACCAGTACCCGATACTGTTTTAACTGTTAATGTATAATTAGATGAAGATCTTGCTGTTGCATCTTCTACAATAAAGACTCTTTCAGCACCATCGGGCATAGTAACTGTTCTGTTAGCTGTTAGTGTTCCTGTGAATTTGTAGTATAAATTTTTACCGTTTGATACAGCATAAGTTGAAAGTGCTAAAGCTAAATCAGCTGATCCAATATTTTGAGTAAAATATCCAGATGCTGCTTGTTCTAAAATTTGTAAGTTTGTATTAGTAATTGTACCCCAGGTACCTGCTTTTTCACCTGTTGTTATTAATTCTAGTTTTAAATCTGTCGATGTACTTGATGCCATAATTCTCCTTATGCGTCAGGGTCAACTGGGACCCAAACTTGATTAACCCCTGGGGGTATTGGATTCCATGTTATAACACTTACAGGGTTTGTTGCAACACTAAATTGTTGTCCTGTAGGCACTATTAATACATCAGGAATCGGACCAATATTACCTATAGCTATGTTTAGTTGATTACCGGATACAATAACTATAGGACTAACTTGACTACTTCCAATGTCTGAAAAAGTTGTTTGTGCAAATGTTGTAGTTCCAAAAAACATAATTTATCCTTACGGTGTTGATATCCTTGTCCATACTTGACCAACATTTGGATCAATAGGGTTCCATAATCTAATGTTTGGTTGAGTTGTACCTATTTCAAAACCACTTCCTGTTACAGCTATACCTGCTTTTGCAACAATTGTCACTGATCCAGTAGCTAAGTTATATCTATTACCTGTTATAATTGCTGTTGCATTTGCTTTTGCTGTTGCATTACCAATTGATAAATTAACTCTATTACCTGTAACTGAGAAGTTTGCATCAGCTGAAATTGTAACTGTACCTGTTCCAATATTTAATTGATTACCATTTGGTAAAATAACTGCTTTACCAGTTACAGTTACGTTTCCTATTGCTGTGTTAAATCTGTTTCCTGTTACTTGAGCCGTGGCCCCTGCTGCTGCATTAACTGTACCGGTTGCAATGTTTAATTGATTACCTGTTGCTGCAACAAGTGCATTTGCAACTACAGTTGGACTACCTGTAGAAAAATTAAATTGATTACCTGTTACGGATAATACTGCACCTGCTGCAACGGTTACATTACCTATTGTTGTATTAAGTCTACTACCAGTTGGAATAACTGTTCCACTAATAGAGAATGTAACAGCACCTGTTCCTAAATTATATTGATTACCTGTAACCGGTGCATTAGCACCTTCTTTAACAGTAACTGTTCCTGTTGATAGATTATATCTATTACCGTTTGGTAAGACTAATGAATTACCAACTACAACTACATTACCAATTGATGTATTAACTCGTGAGCCTGATACATTGACCAATGCATTGGCTATTCCAATATCTGCAAATGTTGTTTGGGAAAAGGTAGTTGCACCGAAGAACATGGTAGCTTACCCTTTTTTCAATTCGTCTATTTCTGCTTTTAATTCTTTAATTGCATTAACTAATACTGGTACTAGATAAGCACCTGTTAATTTTAAATTATCTGTATCTTCATTATTAACAAGAACTGGATTATCTCCTTCAAGTGCAAGAATTTCTTGTGCTTTAAAACCATATCTTGCTTTACCAATAGGTGTTTCATCTTCTCTTGATGTTTTAAATTTATATTTAATTGGTGTTATTTGATTAACAAAATCTAAACCATGAGGAACATCTTCAATATTAGTTTTATCTCTTAAATCTGATGTTACTGTCCAATCAATTTTTATAAAAGCACTTCCATTTGAATTATTACCTATTACAATCTCATTATCTCCACTTGTAATATTTCTTACAGCATCAGCACCTGAAGTTCTACCAAGAGCTATATTATTATCTCCTGTAGTAACATTAGTTAAAGCATTTTTACCTATACCTACATTGTAATAACCTTCAGTGCTATTCATTAAAGCCTGATGACCAACTGCTACATTATCTAGACCATTTATAGTATGAGAGCATAAAGCCTTATAACCAACTGCTACATTGCTATGTGCTGTTGTTACTTTATTTAAAGCAAATATACCTACTGCTGTGTTTTCTGAAGCTGTAGTATTTTCTTTAAGGGATTCTACACCGATTGCTGTATTTCCTGCACCTGTAGTGTTGGCACAAAGTGATGTAAAACCTAATGCTGTATTGTTACCTGCTGTTGTGTTTGCACACATTGAATCTCTACCAATCGCAGTGTTTGATGTACCTGTTGTATTAAATCTTAAAGCATTGTTCCCCATTGCTACATTATAAGCACCTGTAGTATTTGTAAACATTGAACATCTTCCAACAGATGTGTTGTCATCAGCTGTTGTGTTATTAAATAAAGATCGCCAACCTATTGCCGTATTGTTTGTACCAGTCGTATTATCACATAAAGCATTAAAACCTACTGCAGTATTTTGACTAGCTGTAGTGTTAGCAAATAATGACCTTGTACCAACTGCCGTATTTTCTTCACCTGTTGTATTAGTATCTAATGCACAAAAACCAACTGCTACATTGTAAGCAGCTGTAGTGTTAGCATTAAGTGCATTAACACCTACTGCTGTATTATAACTTCCTGTTGTGTGAGCAGCTAAAGAATTTAAACCTACTGCTACGTTGTTATCTCCAGATGTAAGTGCTGCAAATACTCCTGTACCAACTCCTGTATTTCCATCAGCAGCATCTAAAGTTCCTGTTGAATCTGTACCTACTAATAAACTGTTTGTAAAATTTGTTCCACCTTCTTTGAAAGTTACACTATCTACCTCTACAGCCGAACCATTATTTTGTAATGTTCCAACTACATTAATAGTATCACCACTATCACCTATTGTAATAGTGGTACCACTTCTTGGACTGAGTTTATTTACTTTTACTTCACTCATGTAGTTTCTTCTTTTAACTCT